TAAAGAAGCTATATCAATTTTACCTTGCTTAATTAACTCTACTATAGCTATGTGTATTTCTTTGGCTGTAACTTGATATTTTGTTTTATCGTTAAAAGGTACAACCCAAGGATATTCGTATAGTTTTATATCTTCTCCCTTTGACTCTTCTTTCTTTTTAGTTTGAGAAGTAGACTGTTTGTCACCTTTTTCTTCACTAACCTTTATAGAGAAAAACCCAGGTATTTGTCTAGCTGCTGCAGGTATTCTTAATGGTATCAAACCAAACAAATGCGTAGTTAATTTTGCTTTTGTTGGGTTCCAAGTGTTTACCATAAAAGGAACTCCATTTTCATTTTCAACACCAATAGTAATATTGTTTATTAAATCGTTTCTTAACGTATAATCTTTTTGCCCTTGATCGTTTGTTCTAATACCCGCATCGTCAGTAAGTTTTAACTTTATATGCTTTAAAGTGTACAGCTGCCACTCTAAACCTACTTGATAACCTATTATAAGTTTATCTTCTTTTTCCAGTGTATTCCAAAAGTCGGCTTGTTCTTCTACAGGCAAAGAGCTAAAACCACTTAAACCATGTATAGACTCTACGGCCTCGTCTAAAGCTCTGTTTGAGTTAGCAAAAAGCTCATCTTTATTTTGATCTACTTTTGTTGGTAAAGACTTAGAAAATTTAAACACGTCAAATATTTCATTACCATACTTAGCAAAAGCTTTTTCAGGATCTTTTTTAAGCTCGTTTTTCATACGAGTATTTTTAGCTTTCCTTGCTTTTATTAGGTTTTTAACATCTTTTATGTGTTTTGATAAATTACCAGTTAGCTTAATTTGCTTACCGTCCATTGTCGCAACTTCTTTCAACTGTTTAGTAACAACGCCTTTTTGAAACTGATAGTTAAAGTTTTTAAGAAAAGTTATAACGTCTTGACCATTACCAAATTTAATATTCATGCCCATGTGGGCAAAAACTCTAGAAATCATGTCTCCTACTTTTCTTGCAAAAGATTGTTCTAAAGTTATATCGCCAGTTCTTAAAGCGTCTAAAAACAACGTTAATTTTTCCTCAGCTTGCATTTCAGTTGGAGCTTGTAAATATAAAGCAAGTCTTTCTTGTATTTCAGAAGCTACCATCTTACCGCCTAACCTATCTAGCTCTACGCTTAAAGCGTTAGCAATTGCCTCTGCTATTTCAGGATTTTCGTCTAAAGATTTTGCTAAAACTTTGTGAAGCATTTCATGAGCAACAGCGTTTATAGCGCCTGTTTTACTTGCTACCGTAGTGTTTATAAATACATTACCACTACTAACACCTACAAAACCATCGGCACCAACGTGAGACTCTACACCGTTTTTTATTTCAACTAAGCTTGACTTTTCAATTTGCTTTCCTTTGTATATTACAGAAAAAGAACCATCTTGTTCTTGAGTAACAACAACGTCGTTCATATCGTAGCCTAACTCTTCCATAACTTCAAGATGAGCTACTTCTCTTACAGCATCTAAACTTTCTAATTCTTTAATAACAACCTTGCCTTTACCGTATATTTTATCAGCCATACGTTGAGCTTTCTTTACGTCTTGTTTTATTATATCGGCAGCAACGTCTTTTATTATTTCCCCTTTCTCACCTCTTAGCTCTGTTATTTTGTTTTTAGTTTCTTTTATTTGTTTAACATTTATTTCAGGCTCGTAACCTAATATTCTCAAAGTATCAGACAAACTGTCTATTTGTTTGTTTAAGTCTAATACTTTATTTCTATCTCCTTCGGTAAGTTTGTTTAATATTTCTATTTCTCTTTTTGTAGCTCTTTCAGCAACTTGTTTGTCAAAATCAGCTCTGTCAAAATTTGCAATATTACCAGATTCTTTTAAAGCTCTTTCAGCCTGCATAAAGTTTATAAAGCTACCAGTAACTTTTACTTTTTTATCACCTAAAGTATTGTTTTTAATTTCTTTGTCTAGCGCTGCTTTAAAATCAGTATAGTTGTCATAATCTACAAAGCCTATTCTCATTATTTCAGCTCTTCTACCGGTGTATAAATTATGACCCATGCTTATACCTCCAAAAGCTACTTGAGCAATACCAGTGGTTGCTAGTAAATCTCCAACAAACTGAGTGTTCATTCCAGTCATTACTTTTTCACCCATTATAAGGTTTGATAAAGGTAAGTTTACTAATTCTTCAAATGTTTCGCCAAGCACACCATCCCATGATGCATTTTTTTGAAACTTACGGTATAAACTACTACCACCAGTTAAACCTTTTTTGTTTAAATAATAACCTAAAGAGTATCTTTTAAACCACTCTGGATTTGCAAACATCCTTTTACTCATGTATTTCCCAAACATAGGTATTGACTGACCTAGTCTTTCTGTTGCAAACTCAGCCCAAGTTATTAAGTATGCTTTTCTAAAAGCTTTAATAAAAGGATCACCGGTGTTAGGAACAAACCTTGCTCCAAAACTAACATCTCCAAATTCAGTGTCGTCATTCTCAATTCTATCTAGCAAGTTAATTAACTCATCACCATCTGAGGTGTGCATGAACCTCATCTCATCAGTCATGTTGTCGATCAAATGCTTTATGTATTGCTGTGGGTTTGCCGTTGTCTGAGCTAGTGTACCCGCTAAAAATGATGTAAAATTAACACCTCTACTAACCCTTCTTTTAACAGCACCTAAACCTCCTTTTTTTACACTAGCATACTTTGCTTTTTTCAACAAGCCTTTGTTTAATCTTTTTGTTAAATCTCTTTTGACTAAAGCTCTTGTCGCGGTAAAAGTACCAGCTGTCATTATAAACTCACCAACATAAGGAACCATATCAGCAAGCATGCCACCAACTCTATGACCCATAGATATATCTTTGACAGCGTTTTCATGCTGGTTCATAATAGCAAACATATCCAATTGTACTTGCTCGGCAGCTGAAAGTTTTTCTCCTTTTAATTGTTTTTGGTTAAGGGCATATATGTCTGCTGTTTCTACAATTTGTGCCATAAACCCAAAAAAAGGTATTGTTTCTATGCTCATTTTTTTACTAAAAGATCTTCTAAGATTTTGCTGAAAGTTTCTGTCTTTTAAAATAGACTCTTTACTATTAAGTATTTCTTTAGCAAAACCTATGGTCCAACGCAGTGCTTCCATTTCGTTAGACTCTTCTTTAGTTCTTTTTACTGTTCTAACAAGTTGCTCGTAACGTTCTTCAGCACCCATTTCTAAAGCGTTGTTTGCAAAGTCTTCCATCGCAAACGTACTTAATTGCCCCTCTTCATCAAAAGCAATTTTTTCATAGTAATGAAAATAAAACTCATTTTGCATGTCAGTTATAACATCTGGATGCATTTTTTGCTCCATTAGTTTAGACTCAGTTTCTTTCCACAAGTTATCTAAAACGTTTCTTTTGTACTCGTTAGGCAAAACTATAAAACCAACTTTTTCTAATTCTTTATCTATCTGGCTATATGTTTCGTCACTAATAATTTTAGGTGGCATATATGTTTCTGCCCACTCTTGAAGTAGTCTATTAAAATCTTTTTCATATTGAGTTACAGACTTTTCTTGAGCTTTTCTCATTAAGTTGTTTGCAGCACTGTTATACCACTGTTTCATTTCATCTTCAGTATAACCATCAAACCTACCTAAAGCTGCGTTTTGCTTAAACTTTTCGTCTAATATTTTTTGTATAATAGCTTGAGCTCTACCAAGATCTTCTTCAACTTTTTCTTCTGCTTTGGATAATAGCAAAGCTTCTTTTTCTTCAAGATCTTTTTTAAATCTTTTAGAATCATTTTCTATTTTTTTAACACTGTAAGCCTGTAAGTCTGTAATATCATAGTCTATAGCTTCGTTGTTTTTTACCAAACCTTGAAGTCTAGGTCTGTCTGTAAACCCTAATTGAAAATTTTCAAACTCAGCTTCTTTTCTAGCTAAATAACCCGTCATACCTTCTTTAGTAGCTACTTTTCTTTCTTTTTCAGTTAAACTGTTGTAGAAATTTTGTTTTTTCAAATCAAAATTAAACATCCAAAGTCTAGCTTTAAACTTATCTATATCTTCGTTTGACATTAAGTTTGGCGCTCCTTCTACATATTTTTCATGAGTAGGTCCATATACATAGGCCTCTTGTTTTGAAGTACCACCTAGCTCTGGATCTGCATATGTAGTGTTTTTAGGATCTCCAGCGTGATGCTGCATACCGTCTATACTAATAACAGACGTACCATCATCACCAAAAATATTTTTAGAATTATCTAAAGTTTTAACATTAACACCGCCTTCCTTGTAGCCAATGCCAGCTTCTTTTTCTTTTTTCTTTATTTCACCTAAAAGTTTACTTTGATCTTCTTCTACCGATGTTTGTATATTTTCGTCTGCAGACTCTTTTTTAGTTTGTAACCTAGTGCTTGAATCTGTTTCGTCGTACTTATAAGTAATTCTTTTTGCGTCTGTACCATCATTTTGGCCAAACTGCTCTTCTTCTTCTTGTTCAGTTAATAATCTATAATCGTTTGTGGAGTTTGGCGCAGGGTTGTTTTTAAAATTACTATTGGAGTTAGATCCGTCTTCTGCTTTTGGATTAGGAATGGTTATGCCATCTATATTTGGAGCTATGTTTAAAGTTCCAGGGTTAGGTAAAATTTCATCAGCAGGATTTATACCAGCAGCCTCTTCACCTGTTGGAACTGTATACTCAGTATTGCCTTCTGTGTTTTGTTGTACCTTTATTTTTTCAATAGGTTTTTTGTCAAAGTAATTACCATCATTGTCAATGTTTAAATCGTAAGAGCCTTTTGGTAATGTTTTGTTTTCTTTGTTTAACTCATACCATTCTTTTTTTGACAAAATACCCTCTTTGTTAGTCATTTGACTCCAAGCTCTATCCCAATCGTCTTCACCAGTTTCAGGATCTACATTTCTATCCATAAGATCATAAGACATATCTCCAGTACCTTCTTGTCCTTTACTAGCTATAAACGTTTCTACATCTGGCGTCACGCTTTCTAGGTACTCGTTATATTGTTTGTCTACTGTTTCCTGTGGTGTTGTACTCTTAGCCTTGTACTTGTTGTTTCTTATGTTATAATCTTCGTCAGATTCGTTATCGTACTTTATTAAATTACCATCAGTACCTGGGGTAGGAAAAGGTTCTTCAGCAACCACATCACTAGTATCTGTTTGTATGTTTCTATATTGATTAGTGTCGTTGTTTACAATAACCTCACCTATTTCGTTTGTTTCAACACCGGTATTGTCATTGTTGTTTAAGTTTGTAGAGCCAGTAACTCTTTTTTTCTTAATTCTTGGAGATTCAAAACGCTCTTCTTCATTGAACTTTTTTTCTTTAGATTTTTCCTCAATTTTAACTTCAGGAAGTATTCCACCATCAACAACATTATCGTCTTTAGGAACAAAAACACCTTCGTCTGAAAGATCGTATGTAAAAGGTTCAGACGTCTGCATTTCATTTGCTTTTGGCCCTTCTTGCATTTTAGGCTTAGGTCGTACTGGATCTGGTTGTACAAAAACTATGTCATCATACCTGTTTGGGGGCTTTTTACCTGTTTTGTTCTCCTCACTATAAAAACTATAATCATATTGTTGCTGAGCTTGGGTTGAAAGCAAGCCTTTTTCTTTTAAAACACCATAAGCATGAGTAGTATTGTAATCAAACGGCCCATCTCCCACAGCATTAGTAACGTCTTTTTGATAAGCACTTTGTATGGTATTAAATTCTAAATCCCACAACTCCTTGTACTCATCTCTGCTACCAGCCTCATTATAACGCTTTTCCCAATACTCTATGTAGGTATCAGATCCAGGTACACCAATATCTTCACCGTCTATGTATATAGGTTTTAATTTTATTTCAGCCATATATAATTTTATTTACTGTACTTGTTCGTTAGCTCCTAAAGCATTTTGAAATACTCTTCTCGTGACAGCTGGGTCTGTATCTTTTCTTATTGATTGAAACTCAACCCAGTCTCCGTTGCTCCATTTTTTAATTACGTAAACCTCAACACCATCGTCTTCATCGGTTGTCATTTCTATTTTAGTTGTTGCATTACCTAGCATTAGCATGTCATTTGGAGTTGGATTTTCTATTGCTAAAAAATTATCAATATTTTTGACAGCATTTGATGTTGCTTTTTCATTTTGAGTCATTTGCCCGTAAGTTTCAGCATTTTTACTGTGATGATTTTCCGCGGCGGTTAACAGTTTATTTCTAGTCCATTTTTTCAACTCTGACTCGTATTCTTTGTAATTAGCACCGTTAGATTTTAAATACTTATTAGGATCTAAATCTTTGTGCTTAGGATCTTCAGCCCACACTTCTGCTAAAGTTTTTCCGTCTTGTAAAAAAACGTCGTCAAACAAAGATGTTTGAAGTTGGTCCGTTGTTTCTGTTGCTGCATTAATTATTTTTTGAGTTTTGTCTTTTGATGCTGCAAAGTCTACTCCTTTTTGCGATTGTTTTGCTAACTCATCTAGTTGATCGCTGTAGTTTGACCCTTGCGCGTCGTCTTTAACTCTTATGTGTTTGTCAAGGTCTTTTAGTAATATACCTTCTTCTTGCCAGTCTTTAGCAAAACCCTTGCCTTTAGCTTGTTCAAGTTCTTTTTTTAAAGCTTCTTTTTCGCCCTCACCTTCCGCTGCTGCAATAGCAGTTTCTATTCTTTTTATCTCTGCTTCTTGTTCTATCGGATCGTTAAATTTTCCTGTTAAAAATTGATCTGTATCTTTGTTGAAGTTAACAACAACTTGCCCAGCTTTGTTTCTACCTATAGTATATTGCTTTGTCATAAGCATATCCAACATGTCTTGATCAGCACTTTTTGAATAGTTACCAGCAAGCTTATTCTCAGCATGCTCTTTTAACAAATTACCTAGTTGGTTTTGAACACCTATTAATTCAGCGCCTTCCGTCTCAAGTTTTCTAACAAGTTTTTTATTACCGTTCGCTCTAGCTGTAGCAATTTCCGTGCCTAAACGATCAAACTCACCAGTTATCCACTCTTGACTTTCTCCAGACATAAGATCAACACCGACAGCATCAGCGTTTAAATCTTCAGCAGTTGACATTGCGTCTTCATTTAACTTTACTTTGAAGTCATTATAACCTTTCATTACGTTACCAAACTGTTTTGCTATCTCACCACCAACGTCAAAATTTTGTTGGTCAACGTACATTTGGTTTGCTGTTAATAAATTTTTATTAGCCATGTTTTTTTATTTTATGAGTTCCAAGAGTAACCAGGTCCACCTTCGGGATTGCCTTTAAGAAAATTATCTAAATTACCAGCGCCAACCGCTGTACCGGCGTAACCTGTTAAAGCGCTACCAACTCCACCAATTAAAGATTTTGTTGCTGCGTTTTTAGCTTGTTGAGCAGCTGCAGCTCTTTGCATTGACATACCATATAGCGTTTCTGTTCTATCCTGCTCTAATTTTTGAGTTTCTCTTTCTCCTCTAGCAAACAAAAATTGATTTTTTGCCTCTTGTCCTGCTTCAAGTTGGTTCATTTTCATTTGAGCCATTGAAGCCGCTTTTTGATTAGCAGACTCTTGCATACCTATACTAGCAGAGGCTTCTTGTCCTTTTTTAACCTTTTGATTGTATACTGTTTGCGCTAAACCAGCCGCTCCAGAAGCTCCAGCGGAACCTCTTAACGCGTCTAAAACATTAACGTCTCTTTGTGCTTGCTGTTCTGCTTTAAACTCTGCTTGTTTTAAGTTAACAGTTAAGTCTTCCATAGGATTTTCCATACTTGAATAAGGATTTGATAAATTTTGATAAGGATTACTAAAATCTAAATTCATGTATTGCTGCTTCATTTGTCTTCGCTCAGCGTTAGCGGCTTTAAGCTCTTTTCTTCGTTTTTTACGACCGAACAAGCTGCCTAAAACAGATACACCTGTGCTTATTAAAAATTTTGCCGTTACCGGATCTATTGCCATATTAATTTCTTTGTATTATAATTACACTTATTTTGTTTTATTTACTACTAGGACTTATTTCTGCGCCTACTGAAAATAACTCAGCCTGCGAGTTTGAATCGTTTTTCATTTCAACCTCCGCGTAGTAACCTCTAACTCCAGAGGTGTTTACTTTTGTATCTTTACCAAAGAATACATAATCACCAGCAACAGGTAGTAACTCTGTTCCAGTTGTTTGCACTCCTATAGTATATGTTGTTAGCTCGTCTTCAGCGCTAGGATTTGTCAATGCTATACACTCACCTAACCTAACTACGTCACCTATTTGTTTACCTGTAGAAAAATTTACTTTACAAAAATATATAATATCCCAAGCACCAGTATCTGGAGTATCTTCAGTATCACTAGCAGCTGTAGCTAGCTTTGCTGTTAACGAAGGATTTATTGGTAATGGTAGTTTTATATCTATTCTAGGCATGTTTATTTATTTTATCCAGCACTTATATTGATTGCTACTGTTGTAGACACGGCAGGGTGATGAGCATCTTCAACTGTATATTGAAAAGCAGTGTTGTTGCTGTTTCCATCGCCCGGTCGGTATTGTAAATTTTTAGTTGTAGCGTGCAGTGTGTTGTTACTACTTAAAGTTTGACCACTACAAGCTATAGTTTGTAAATTGTTTTGTGTATCTGTATATCTAAATTGACCATGTTGAGGCATTACCGTAACTTTAAACGTAATTGTGTCGCCTTCAGGGTCAGTAGCGGTAGGTGTAAAAGTAGTATAGTTAGAAGCTTCTTCAGCGCTTATAGTTATAGGATCTGTAAAAGTAGGTGTTGGCGCTTGGTTAATACCTATAATATTAGCGGCGTTTAAAACACAGGCGTTATTCTGACCACCAGTGGCTGTGTTATCAATTCTATCAACTGTACCTATTGTTTTAAAAGTAACTTGACCATAAACTTCAGCAACGGAATGAAAAGTTAAAGTTGTTCCACTAGCTATTGTGCTACTTTTAGTTAAAGTAACAGAAGCTCCACTTACAGCTGTTACAAGCGTGGAGTTCTCGCCAGTATGAGTTATACCACTACCAGTTACGCGCATACCCTTAACTATGCTGTTGTTAATTGCGTTTAAAGTTATTGTTGTTCCGGTTGTTGCACCAGCAGTAACACCTGTTTGAACAGGGTATATTTCTACTGATAAAGCATTAAAGTCTAATATTGTTCCACCAGGAAGTCTTTTTGTTCCGTTTCTAAAGTTAGCTCCAGAAAAATCAGATCTATCAAAAGTTCCAACGTATTTTAAAGGCGCTGCGTCAGACTGAGTTGTTATGTACCATAAAAAACTAGCGTCTTTATCGGGATTTGAAAAAGGTTCACCTTTAAAACTTATAGGTGTGCCAGTAACTAAAAAATCAGTGCTAGTTTCTGTTATTTTAATTTCCGTAGTTGGATCTATATATTGATTTATTGGTATTGTTTTTGGTGTAGGAAGACTTAAAAAAGAGTTGTTAGCTATTTGTGTTAAAACTAAAGAATACGAAGTGTTTGCGGTTCTTGATGGAAATGTTATAACTTCTTCATAAACACCTCCTTGTGGTATTGTTACCGTGCCAGAGCCAGTAGACCCGTCAGGAGCAACTCTTATAGAAGTACTTCCTCTTTTAAAATCAAGCGTTAGTGTTGCGGCTGGGTTATTAGCGTCTGACTCGTCACCGTATATTGTTAACAACCTACTTTCACCTCTATAAGTTACCCAATTGTCATTAAAGTTGTAGTTGTATATTTTACCTACAGAATTAGCTATATCAAGCTCTGCTCTAGCTATAAAAGTTATTGCATCCGCTGACACTGCTTTTAATGGGTATTTGTATTTTACAACAAAAGATCTCACCGTTAAGTTGCCACCAGCTATAGAACCAGTGTCGTTTACAACAACTGTATAACTATTTTTATCAGCAACGCTGTTTAAGTTTATTGAAGGTGCTTTTTTAAAAATATGATTAGCTGCAGCTGTAAATGTTTTTGTAAACAAAGTTGCTGTTGTCATTGGAACACCTAGTAAAGAAAAAGTTGACACAGCGTTTTCTGTACAGTTTAAAGTTGATGTTTGAATTATTCCTGACATATTATGATTGAGTTAAAGTTGGTGTTACTACAAATTTTAATATTGAATCTATATTCCAAGCTGGCATTGTACCTACTATATTAATTTCAACCTTTACAACATTGGAGTGTGTCCCTTGATAACTATTACTAGCTGTCCAAGAACCATTGTTTATATAACCATCTGTCTTGTTGTTGTTGAAATTTCTTAAAAAATTAAGTGGATCTGAAGACTCAGAAACTGTAATGCCACTAGCTTGAACAGCCCATTTAGCACCGTTAACTACTAGTGGGTGCACGTAAAAAGCAACTGTGTCATTACCACCGTTGTAAGCGTCGTTATTTATTAATGTATCAGCTGCGTTTGTAACCGAAGTTTTAAATGTAGTAACTGTAGCATCGTTTGGTGATGTGTTTATTCTAAACTTAGGAGATCTTGGTTGTTCTTGAGGAGTTACCATTACAGATATATTGTCAATTACACAAGCTACGTTTTTACCCTTAAACAAGGATATGTTAGTGTTTTTAGTAACTGTCCAAGTGTGTGATATAACACCTGTTGAATCTATTCTTACTGAAGCTGGTAACCCAGCCCCAACAAAACCAACTGTTTTACTATTTGGGTTTGCTGATACTGTTATGTCTGCTGTTATAGTGTAAGTTTCTCCAAATATTAAGTCATTACATATGTTTCTTAAATAACGAAGACTAGTAATAGCCGTACCTGTAATTTTGTTTGTTGCATTAACCGTAAAACCTGAATTTACATGTGTTTCTCCTATTGCACCTGGATTACCACTTTCGCTTGTAGGATAAGTGTTTGGGATGTTGTTAGTAGTACCTGGATAACCAAAAATTCCACCAACTAAAGTTACGGTAGGATCTGGTGATTCTGGAGCATATGCAAAAACAGTGTGCGTGTATCTAGTAACATGAGTTCCATCACCAACAGAAACACCACTAGCAGGTATTGTTCCTAAACCTTGCATAGTAAACTCTTTAGTGTCTATGTTTGCGTTAGTTGTTGCAACACCTATAATGTTATTAAACCATTTACCTTCTTTTTCTTTAAACTCTATAACTTGACCAGACTGATCAGATGTCTCCACAGAGTCAGCATACCAACCACTAGCTATTAAAGCAACATTATCATTATCATTGGTGTAAACTCTAGAAGACGTTCCCTCGTAGTTTAACGTGTTAAAGTTTTTTATTAAAGCAGGCTCGTCATTAAATATAAATTTTATAGAAGATTCATATTGAACTCCGTAAAAGAAGTTTCGCAACAAATTAGCATTGTGCTGATACAGCTCGCCATCTTTTACAGTGTAGTAATCACCACTTACAGAAAAACCGTTTTCAGGTAAAAATGATTTTAAACTTGTCCAACCATCTGTTCTTTCTGCAAAACTAACTGTTTTAGAGTTTAATGTTAAGTTGTAAGTATCTTTATCTTCGTCATAACTACCAATTACGTTACCAGCGTTAGATAAGTTTTCTTTAAAAAACGTTGACATACCTTTGTCAGATATATTGGTTATTCCGTCGCCAGAAAGTCTTAAAACAGCATTTCTATTTTTATCTGTATAATAAACTCTATACCCATAACTAGCAAAAGACTCTGGGTTTTTAGATATACCAAATTCACCAGCAAAAGGAACTGTTTGTCCTAAAACTTTATTTGTAGCAGTTACATTTGTTTTTCCATCAGCGTTAAATAAAGCATCTTTATTTGCTAGTATTTTTAAAGTTTTGTTTTCACAAAAAGATATAACGTTTGTGTTTCTAGTAAATAATTTTTGTATAGATCCGTAAGAAGGGTTTAAATCTTTAGTTATACCTTCAGCCATTATAAACTGATTTAAATTGTTTATAGAACTTGCTCCGTTGTATATTCCTGAAAATATAATGCCATTAGGTTTTGTTTCTTCTTCGTATTGACCCATAAAAGTTGTTGAAACTCTAGGTCCTTTATCTATGGTAGGCTCGTTAAAAGCATCTTGTATTCTGTTTGACTCAACGCCATTACCATAAGCATAACAGTTATACCAATTAAGCGGAACTTTATAGTAGAAGTTGTTTCTATCAGCACCAGTATGACTACCACCATCGTCAGCAGAATCATTAGCAACACCAGGCGCTTGAACACCGTTTTTAATTAATAGTTTTTGCTTAAACTTTGTGTTTCCGTTTAAATCTTTAGTGTAAATAGTAACGTAAGACCCTTCTTGTACAGGTTTAACTTGCTCGTTAAACGGTGCGTTTCCTTTTATGTAAAAAGCAGGTTCCATAAGTGCACTATCTACAATAACTATTTGAGCGTCAGCAACAAAAACGTTTACATCTATAGATCCGTTTGGCTTTAAAACATTTCGCTCTATATACATGTCATCTTTTAATATCAAAGACGTTTTTGGCGTTTCATAATAAAGATTTAAATCACTAATTTCTTTTGGTAACACTTCAAACACAGCTGGACTATCACTGTTAAATGTTTGGCCTTCTGTTACAGGGTTTAATATTTGTAATTCAGATCTATTAGTTGCAACAGCAGAGTTTTGTGTACCATAGTAAGGTTTTATTTTACCAGGGTTAGCAACTGAACCAGAGTTTGTTTGTGTTGTTTCGTCATAATATCTTTGACAAGGTGACCAAGCTATAGGCTTGTCTAATTCTAAATGAAATTTAACACCTTGGTTGTGCCTGTGCGAAAAATAACTATCCGTGTTTACATTTGTATGATTATTTACATCAACAAATAAAGCTCGTTCAACTGTGTATACTGTAGAAGTAGGATCTTCTGTCCATCTAAATTGTGTTCCTGGTTTTTGTAGTTTTTGAAAAAGCGTAAAGTTTTCAGTTATATGTTGTCTACTAGGGCCTGTTTTACTATGAAAAGTATAACCACCAGTTCTTGGTCCTAAGTTAAATATCCTAAAAGTACAAGTTGTTTGCCCTACCACAAATCCATGCCCCATAGCTCTAAAACCTGTTGGTTTTGTTAAGTCAAAAATAGATATAGGGCTGTTTTCTGGTGTCTCGCCTTGAAAAAAGCTCCAAGCTTGATCAATAGCCCATCTTTGTGGACCTACTAGCTGACCATTGTGATAAACTTTATTTTCTATAGCTCCTCTGTAAGACCAATAGTTTTTCATTGTTCCTGGGACCCAAATACTAGGATCGTCACCGTCTTCTGCCCATATATTTAAATCATCTGATATTCTTTCTTGATATTTTATTTTAAAATTATCATCATTACCAAAAGGAAAAGGATCAGAAAATGTAATTGTTTTAGTGCTGTCATCTAGACTTTGTACCGTAATAGGTACCTGTGAAGAGTTAAGAATATCCTGATAAGCTATTGTACCACCGTAAAGAGTTACTTCACGTTGTATTTTGTTTCCAACAGCAACCCCAGTAATATCATCAAAAATAATTTCATCACTGTTACCACCTGTTTGATTTACTTTTATAATTACATGGCTTGGCCAACTATAAGTTTTTAAGAAACTAGCATTCATGTTACCATGAACATTTGTTTTAGCTGCATTATCTCCAAAACCTGTTTCTTGATTTGCACCTTCGTCTGTGTATACGTTTTGAATCCAAGACATTGGTTGCGTAGAAACTATACCGAAGTTTGTTCCGTCAGCACCTAAAACCTCTGTTACGTTTTCTTTTAAGTAGTCGTCTTTTAATATTTTTACAAAAAATCTACCTTGAAACTCTTCATCATATTCTTTTAACTCTTGCTCATACAACTCAAAATACTCTGTTCTAGTAGTACTACCAGGTGGTGGTGAGGTAAAATTAATATCACTACCAAAAGGTTTTTTAAGTAAAATCTCATAGTAATCAACGTTATCAGTAAAATCACCGTCATCGTTAACATCTTCTTTTACTATACTTTCTACCTCATAAAAATTTGAAACCGTGTTTTTAATATAAGACCCTATTCTTATATATCTATCGCTAGAAGTGGCGTCAGCCATGCTAGAAAGCCTACTATCAGCTCCAACACCATCAGTACCCCTTAACCTAACAACTATACCACCTTCTACAGGGTAGCCAGTAGAAGCATCTCCATTAGTACCAAACAATTGATTTTCTAATCTACCTATAAGGTTTCTTCTGCTTTTTATAACATCAGGAGCGTTTGCTTTTTTAGCTATAACTTTATACTTTATTGTTTTTGGTATAGGCAATATAGGTTGACTAGTGTCGTGGGCTTTTTTTAATACTATTTCATCTCCTTCAGAAACTTTATTAACATCGCTTGATGGAAAAGAAATCCAAACAAAATCTTCAGTCTCTGCCTCATAAATTCTATCCATTGTAATGTTATAAAATTCACCTTTTGGTTCTTTTATATAATGTTTTATGTGTGTTGCCCAAGTTGGATAAACAAAGTCGTTTGTTACAAAAAAGTTATTAGCCGTATAAGCTTCTTCTTGACTAAGAGTTACAGTGCAAGTGTCAGCTTGTGAGTAAACTGGAGTTTGTCTACCAAACTTATCTAGTAAAGAAGCTCCTAGTTGATATGTTCTTAGTGATTTTACAGATTTTAAAGCTTGATTAGCTTCTAATTTAGATGATTGTACTGATAATTCAAATCTAGGCTCTTCGTCAATATTATATTGATTAGTGTAGTTTGCGTATAACAGTCTGTTTGCTGTTATTTCTTGAGCTTTAGCCGCTTTAGGAACGTTATCATAAGGCCTTAATATTTGATTGCTAGGAAGCATAGCGTGTATTTGATCAGAAGTAATTTCAAATGTTACTAGTGATTCAAGATCTGTGCTGTCTATAGTTTTATACTTATATATACTTTGACTATCTGAAAACTTAATTAAAACATCTAAACTTACAACATCTTGTGGCGTGGTGTCGAACTCTTTTAATACAATTTTACTAACAGTATTTTGTATATTTGTATTAGCACCTAAAGCTGAATCAAAATTATAACCTTCTTCTGTAGGTAAAAAAGCTACTTCAGTAAAAGCGGATATACAAGAATATTCGTTATCTATATATTTCCATCTATAAGCAAATCTAGGAAATTTATCTTCAAATATAGACGTGCTTGTTTCTCTTGTTGCGTTCCAATTTTTTAGATCCGCTGTTGGCATTGCTAGTATTTCGTTGTCAATTGAAAGTATTTTAAAATTAAATACTTTTCTATATTGATTCGAATGAACAGGATCGTTCCAAATATCTTCTGATAATAATCTTATTCTTATTTTTACCTCTGCACTAGAACTAGACGTTGACGTTGTATTTGGAGCAGATAAAACAACAACATCGTTTTCTATAAAGTTAGGTCTAGGGTTAAAAACTAATTTTTGAGTTCTAATTACTTTGTTGTTTTCATCAAAAACTGTAGCGCCATTTTCATCAAGTAAATTGCTGTTTGAAGTTGTTCCTTCTGGTTTTATTCTTAGGTTTCCAGAAGCATCTACATATTTCCAAAAAGATTCGTTTCTGTTAGGTGCTAAGGACCATCTAAAACCAACTTTTGAGTTATTACCTAAAGGTGTTATTGTTAAAGATCCACCTGAGTAATTACCTGAGGCATCAGCAGAAAGTTCAAAAGTAGTAGAGTTTGTTACAGACAAAACCGTAGTACCAGCAGCAATACCTGTACCAATAACATAAGCTCCAACTACAATGTTAGAATTTGCGGTATGTTGTATTGTAGCGTCGTTATGAACTACTGTTACACCACTAATAACAAAAGAGGGTACAGCTGAAACAGTTAAACGATGATTACTATCATCTTTAACCGTAATGCCTATTGGAGTGTTGTCTACTGGATTTTTTATTGACCTACCGTTTTCATCAGTCATGGTCATACCTACAACAACATTGTTCCAGTACGGGCTATCGCTAAGGTTACCACCATCATCGGTGTTATTAAACTGAATTGTAGTTGTTGTTACGTTACCATCTAGTGTTCTTTTAAAAACTGTATTGTAATATTCTACAGAATCTGTAGATCCAGCCCCAAATATATCTCCCCAAGAAGTTCTTGTTGTGTTTTCTGGAGTAAAAACTGTACAAGAACTAGGATCACCAGTTCCTGCAATATCTCTAAAAAGATCAATTGAAGGTGCGTTTAAAGGGTATTGTTTAACAACTGTTATATCTTCTTCTAGCACGTTATTGCTTGTAACCACGTTATTTGCGTCTACAAACTTTGAAGTTGTTGTAAATGGATCGCTAGCATCAGTACCTTTGCTAAACCTATCAATATTAATTTTTTTAGGTTCTGAGTTACCGTCTGTCCAAAAAAGCATACCATCAATAACATTTATACCTGTCACTAAGTGTTCATTGGTAAAGTTTAAAAATGAAGGATTACCACCATGATTATCCACTAATATAGCTTCTACTTGTTGTGTTGACTGATCGTATTCTGCTATTACATCTTGGGATGTGCCAGAAATAAACCATATTATTTTTTGATTTTCTGGATTTAATATACTACCCACGCACTTTGCACCTGCTATGCCTATTGTTGAGATTTTTACATTACCATAAGAGTTTTGCGCTGATCCAATGTCACTACCTTCTGTTGTAGCAATATCAATATTCAACGCATCTCTATATTCATTTTTAGGTAATAATCTCTCGTCAAGGTCTTTGTTCATCTTACCCGACGTGAAATTGTTTTTAATCTCCGGCATATACTAGTGTTTTATGTGTTTAGACTTACCTCTCATTGATTGTGTAAGATCTTCTAGTTTTAAATTTGATAATCTTAATTTAGCTGTTCTTACAGTTGCAAACCTCTCTTTTTTAATTCTTCTGACAATATACTCTGGCATGTTAATTAAACTAGAAACCACAGCGTATGCTATACACTTATACATTGCTTCTTCAGCATACTTGTGAACAACCATTTCATCTAGCGTTCCCATTGAATCGCTTAGATATTTAAGTGTTACAGTTTTTCCAGAAATGTTAGAGCTAAAGTGTATGTTACCTTTATTGTTGTCTATAAAAAACGAGCCATTTACTTGCGCATGAACAGGGTCTGTACCGTATCTTTGGCCCATGTTTAAATCATACATTTCATTGTCATAATTATAATCGTCTTTTGTGTTTTCAGAAGGTGTATGTGCTTTGTATTTTGCCCACGTGTTAGAGTCTGTTGTTGCTAAAGTTCCGTCAGAATTATAAGTGTAAGCACCGTTGGCGTCTTGTGTTATAGCTGTAGGATTACTAGTTTTAGAATGAGGATATATTACATGCTCAATACCAGAGCCGTCACACCATGACATTTTAATATAGTTAACGTAATCGTGTGGTAATAACATTGTTAAAGAACTAGGCACTTCTATTTCTTGAGATTTGCTTGACCTGTATGTATCATAGCTTAATTCTTGTTGTGCTCTTCTAGCATGAAAAGCAACGTCAGCTCTTTTTATTTTTGGTATTAACTTACCTTGACCAACCATTGAAACCATAAAGTTGTTTATAATTTCTGTTAACGATATGTTTTGGTAGTTACCAGTCTCGTTGTTATGTGAGTTTATTATTTCTATAACAGCTCCGGGAGGAACTTGAGTAGCAACTTGAGTTGTTGGTATGTGGTTAGTGCTGTAATTACTTGTTGATGTGTTTGTTATATCACTTATCCAATTGTATTTAAAGAAATAAACAAACATACTGTTTTCAATTCTAACAGGTTTGTTAAGTGTTACAGTTATATTGTCTTCTGCTATTTTAAGTATAGATATATTTTCTGTTGTTGAAACTGCTTCTCCAGCACCGTTACTAGAAGATGTCGTGCTAAAAGAGGTTGAGTTGTTAGCATTTGTTACAGCTATAATATCACCAACTTGCATTGTTGTGTTTGCGGCTGCTAAAGTTATAATAGAACCAGCTACATCACCAATAGCTGTACCAGTAACAGCGTATGTTCCACCAGCAGAAGCTACAGCTACGCCAGCCAAAGCTCTTATTGATAATTTTTTTCTACCAAATACTATCTCAGGTGTTCCTTTTATATAAGAGTAGTTTATATTGCTCAATACAACGCCATTTACCTTTACAACCATATCCGTGTTATACGAATCAATAGTAGGGTCGTTTGATGTTGGTGGTAATGGGTTTAATAAACTAAACGTACTAAGCTGTGTTAAACCACTAGCTTGCTGGTTTATAGTTTGTGTTTTAGTATAATATCTTTTTTGCTCCTGTGTAAATAATCCCATTTATTATAATTTTTCTTGTTGAACTTTAGCCGCATCTTGCTGAGCAGCCGTTGTAGCAATTGTAGGGTCTTTTATAGCAACTCCCGCTAATTGTAATATTTTATTAACTAACTCAACTTCTTCAGAAACATGTAATTGAAAATCTTTTGAACTTGTAGCATTGTAAAGTGCGGCTCCGTTTATTTCTGTATAACCCCAGTTTACAGCATCTGCGCCATGACCAGGTATTTTAACATAGTCTATAAAAACGTTTGTATTTCTTTGTATTATACGAGCTGTGGTAGTGTTTTGACCCCATACTTTTATACCATCTTTATCTCTAGTATAAACAGGTTGGTCATTAGCAGGTCTTGCTAAAGAAGAATTTGCATAATATCTAAACTCATTTTGCGGTATATACTCTGCTTCGATATAATCATTATTCCAAAAATACCAAACAGTACCTAACCTATAAAGATCTGTTGGTAAAGCTTGAGCAGTACCTTTTGTACCTGTTGAATAACTTTGGTACAAACCGTCTGTTAAATAATAAAACGAGCACGATAACTCTGATATTTTTTCATCTAATATTTCTAACATGTCTGAGTATGGAGTTGTGTTTCCAGGTGCTCTACCAAATTGATTTATGTCATAAAAATATTGCTCAAATATTTGCATTTGAGCTTGGTTGGCAAATAAATTAAACTCTTGAGGTGTTATATAACCTCTTTGTTCTTTATTAGCTATTGCTAATACTCTTTGATATATTTTGTCTACGTTTACTGCCATAATTTTTTTATTGTAGTTTGCGATCGCCCCGTAGAGCGACCGCTTCTACAGTTTGATTATTTTAATCGTTTTTCTATACTTAAAAATATTTCCATACCTTCATCTGTTTTAAACCAATGTGCTAAAGCAGTGTATGGGTGTTCATCAAAAGGAACGTTCATTAGTTTTCTATCATTAGAAGCCCAACTAAAAGTTCTTTGGTCTGAAGATAGTTTTATTATGTTCATTTCAACAGCTTTAATACCAATATTTCTAAGGTGAACATTATCGTCGTTAGCTAATTCTAAGAACATATCAGGGTTGTTTTTAGCAAACAATAACAAATCTCTTTTAAGTTCTTTAGAACTCATCTTTACCACGTTAGAACCAACTTCTACACGCATAATTGCCTCAGCCATGTCTATATCCATTTCTCTTGCTGCGATTAAAGCGTCTATTTCTACGTTTATATCTTCTAAATCCTCTTTAGCCTCTTTTGTTTTAGAAACTTCTTCCCAAGATTTTCCAGCCTGAGGGTGGTATATTGATAACATTTTTTGAAGAGTAACTTTGTTTTTAGGCACAGCTAGTATACCGTTTCTAAAAATAATTCTTCCTCTAACAACTTGTCCTTGCATTTCGTCTACAAAAACTGTTTTTTGGTTTTCAGAGTACATTATTTCTCTTTCATAACCTAGTTTTTCATCAAAATAATATAAACCTCTGCTTTTAAACCAGTGAGATAACGGTTGTTTATTTCCCGTTAACCTGTACATTCTGTCTTTTAATTCCCAACCATCAATAGTTTTATAAGTTGGTTCTTTTCTTGTTGGTTTTTTTGTTTCAACCACTGGGGCTTTAACAGTAGGCACCTCTACCTCTTGTGTTTTTTGTTTTTTTGCCATAATATAATATAATATAAATTAATAAAAAGAAAGGGTCGAGGCCGAAGCCTCGATCCTTAAATAATAATGCTTATGCAACTCCTTTGAATAATACAAAGTTGTTAGCACCTTGAGTAACTAGACATCTTTCAGAAAGCATGTGCATTTCCATAGCATCTAAATCAGAAGTAGCAGCTCCAACCGAACCAGTAGTCCAAGTTTTTAACTTTCTATCTTCCATTTGAGAAGCTCTATACCTAACATGTAAGAAAGGTCTTTTAATGTTTTTACCTAGTCCTTGGTCATAAACAGTTGATACACCAGCTGGAATTAAAATTCCTCTAATAGCGTTAGCAGTATCAGTAGAATTAATTAACCCTCTAGTAGACGCGTCATTTAAGTATTTAAAGTCAGACTTGTAGAAGTCGTAAGAACCTCTTCTAAATCCTGTAAATCCTAAATTTAATGCCATGTCCTCAGAGTTGCTAAATACTCCGTAAGAAGTACCACCAGATCCGTAAGAATTTTGAGCAGCTAAAATATCATCTAACTGTAAGCTAGTAGTTCTATCCATAAACATCATGTTTTCTTCAATAGCACCATTTGCATCAAGCTCGTGAATTAACTCATCATAATCCGCCATTGCAGTCATTGTATTAGCTACATTACCTCTAGTTTCTAAAGCATCAAATAAACCTTCAGTACCAGTAATTTTTGAATCAGAAGTAGTACCAGATGTATTATCAACAGCCTCTAACATTGCCATCTCTAAATAATCAGCAAAACGAGACTTAGTATCACCCGCAGCTTTTAAATACCACATATAACCGTTTTGACCATCTTCACCAGAAACTTCAACCCAACCAATTTGAGCAGCATCAGATCCTGAAACCTCATACTTGTCTTTTAAAATGATAGGTTTGTTGTTTCTTTGTTGAAACACTGGTGCGTTAGCTCCTACTCTACCGTTTCCACCTTTAGCAAACTCAGAACCAAAAACTAATACTGATACATCACCAGCACCTAGTGAACTAGAAACAATACTTGCTCCATCATAACGCTCCCAAGTAACTACACCATGTGCATGGTCTGTTCCAGTTAACGCTACGTTAGTAACATAACCTCTTGCAGTTCCGTCAGAATCTGACACTAAAATCATATCTCCTTTTCTAATACCGTGAGATATTTTTGCCGTTGTACTTTCAACTGATTTTCCATCAGCATCTGTAGTATCTGCATTAAAAGTCAACGTTCCTGTTGTTGTACTTGCTGTTAATTGAACTTTTTTGTACGATAAATGTAATCTACCTTGCTCAGACCATATAACCTGATCAGCAGACATAGCTTCTTCAGCTCCTACTTGAGCTAAAAAACCTGAAATTGTTCTATTACCAAAAACTTCAGCTTCCGCCTCCATTAAGTCTGGTAAATATTGTTGAGCCCACCCGTTTCCATTGGCTGTAAAGTCAATGTAATTAGTGACCAACGTTTGTTTTAGGGGCGCTGGAGTATAACCAGCTGCACCTACACCTGTAATTGCCATAATTTATTTTTTTTTAAATTTATTATTTATTTTTGTTTTTAATTTTAAACTTAAAACCAGTAGAATCATCGCTAAGCACTCTCATTTTAGGACCACTTGTATTATCGTTTGAAAACGACTGCCTAGGATCCATGTTAACATTTTTAGCTTTTGCCACGCTGTCTTTTAAAGCGTCGGCTTTACCTTGTTGATAAAAATGATTAGCAATAGCATCGGGGTTCATCGCTGTGTATAAAGATTTATGATAGCCCTTAGCATCTGACATTTCATTATTTTCGTTCAAAAACTTTTTGACAAAATTATTAATGTCGCTTTGAGTATCTTTAATCTCGTTAGCATTGTTCACGTTAAACCTATATTTTTTATCTCCGACACTGTATTCAAAACCTTTGAATTTATCGTTAAAAACTTGATTAGTTTTATTTAAAAAATGATTAGTTTGTTTTTCTGCTATTTTTTGAGTTTCTTCTGACTCTTTGTTATATCTATTAAAGAAGTTTACAGCTTTTTGTTGTTCAGGTGTTAACCTAGAACCAGCTTTAATTTCCTCATAGTATTTAGACTTTTGCCCGTCTAAGTGGCTTTTAGCGTTGGCAACTTGCTCTTTTAACGCTATTTTTTTCTTTTTAATATCTCTTTCTTCATCAACTTCTTCGTCATACGAAAATGAGTCTTCAATTAAAAACTCTACTTCATCTGATGTTAAATGAGATTTAGTTTGTTTATAGTACTCTCTTAGTACTGTCATATCGTCATAACTAGAATAATCTTGGTTAAGACGAACGTAATCTTCTAACGTACCGCCGGTTTCTTCCATAAAATCTACAACTTTTTGTAAATTTTCAGGTAAAGGAGTTCCTGTTTCTTGAGCTTCAGCAACAGCTTCTTCAACTTGTTCAGTTAGTTCTTCTGCTTGCTCTTGAACATCTTCTTCAGTAATTTCTTCTAATACTGGAGTTTCTTGTGTTTCAGCTTCCGGTTGTACTTCTTCTTGTTTTTCTGTGGCATCGGCATTTTCATCGACTCCAACCACTCCCTCGTTGTCAGGGTTATCTTTTTTAGTTTCATCTTTTTTTGGTTTTGGTGGTTTACTTAAATCTACTTTTAGCACGCTATCATCGTCAGCGCTTTCAAATTTAGTTTCTTCAACTTGTTTAGTTGGTTGTGTAGTTTCTTCAACTACGTTTTCTACGTTTTCTTCCATAATATAATATAATAATAATTAATAATTTTTATCTAGGATCAAAAGACTCTAAATCAAAACCTCCCCCTATAGTATCATTACCTGCAGACTCAAAGTTTTTAGGTGCTTTTGCATTATTTCTTTGATCTATAAGTTCACTTTGTTGAGTAGCTTGTATTCTTGTTCTTTCGTCTTTACGATCTTCTTTCTGTGCTTCTTTATCGTTTGCGTTTTGAGTATCGGCTTGCCTTAGCTGCATGTTATAATCAAACTCAATTTGCATTAATTGTTTTTTTATCTCTGCTTCTTGCATCATTTTATCTGCATCTAACTTAGCCTTTAAACTTTCTAACTCTGCTTGAGCAGCGGTTTTAGCTTGTTCTTTTTGCATTTCAGCTTGAGCAGCTGCTTGCGCCGCCTGTTGATTTGTTTGAGACTGCATTTGCATATTTCTCTCTTGCATTTGTTGATCTTTTTCTGCTTTCTTTTTTCTACGTATTTTTAACAACTGGTTAGCAAGTTTTATATTTTTTATTTCTCTAAGATCAATAGCATCCTCAAGTTCTATGTTTTGCTGTTGTAATGCCATTTGAATATTATTTTCAAGCATAGCTTTTTCTTCTTCATCTGGCATTACCTCTAAAAATATACCAAAGTCATACAAGTGTAGTTCTTTAATGTCTTCAAGTGTGCCAACGTTGTGAGCGCCAATTTGCTGTATAAAAGCTTCTCTTGTTGGTGAGTACTCTAGTATATCAGATATTCTTAATGACAAACCTTCTGCAACATCTTGTGTTAAAAACAAACCAGCTTGTAATATGTGCCTTGTGGCAGTATTTGAATTAGCAGCAGCTAATTTCTGTACTCCAACTAAAGCGTTTTTATCAGGTGTTGCTGCGTCTCTAGCTTCATTTAACCCGGTAACATCTCTTATCATTTGTAAATAGTAGTTGTATGTACCTATTAAACTTTGCATTTTAGCACCACCATTACCTGATTGTATTTCTTGTATTGGCACTTTACCTGGGTTCATATCACCATCAGAGGTAAAACTTCTACCAATAATCGAACCTGTTTGGAAAAACATGTTTAAAGCTTCTTGCGGGTTGTAGTTTGTACCGTTACCTAAATCTATTTCAGCTAAACCATCCGCGTCTAAGTATATTCCATCTGGAACCATTCTAGACATCACCTGTTGTAGTTTTAGATGTGTAAGCTGTATCATATCAGCAAAACCAGTAATACGTTGTACTAAAGACTCTATACGACCCCTATACATCCTTGGAGCTACAATACTATAATTCATTTTAACCTTAGTGTAATCACTTTTAGGTCTTATCATGTTTTCAGCTAGCTCCCATTTTAAAATTTTGTCAGTGCCTAGTATAACGGCGCCGTCATAAAGTACCTCTAATTTTTTAGCAAGTTTTTCAAAACTACCATCAAGATTTTTTGGTGGATTAAAGTTATCATCTTTTTTTATTGCTTTATCAGCTCCACTACCAGTTTGTTTTATTTTATAAACCTCGTTCATATAAGTTTTATAATTAAAATACAAAACTTGTATTTTATTATTATCATCTACAGATGAGGCGTGACCGGTATTATAGTTGTTTTTATTATGTGACTTGTTTTTTGCTATATCATCTAACTCTGAAGTTGTTAAATCAGGAAATTGTTTAACAAGCTCATTTATAGGTATCATTTTAACTTCACCAACGTAATATATATCATCAAAATATGGTGATTCAGTATAAGAGTAAACTAAATCAACAGGGTCAACATAGTCAACAACAACACCTTCAGATGTATTAAAACAAGTTTTAACAGCTCCTATACCAAGCACTGTTAAATCATAATAAAATCTTTTTTTAGTTAACTCGTACTTATTACCATCTAGCATTACATTTAACGCTTGTTCTTCGGCTAATTCAACAGACTGCTTGTATGTCAACTGCATGTGTAAGTCCAGTTCTTCTTGAGTTTCTGGCAGCTCGTCCATTTCACTTTTAAACAAATCAATACCTGTCTGTTGTAAAACACCTGTTTTATAAGCTTTAGCGTTCATATCTTCTAAAATACCCTCCATGTACTGTGTTCTTTTGTAAACACCGTATGGATCTTGAGAATAAGCTTTTATATCAAATGTTCTTTCGGCTATACCGTTAACAACTATATCAACAAACTTAGGTATAATAGGCACTGGTTTCCAGTCTAAATTAAGATAAGACAAGTCACCGTTTATAGATAATTCATCTTTATATTTTTGTATTGACTGCTCTCCTCTAGCATACAGTCTTAGCTTGTGGAAATTATTATGATTAGTTCTATACTTGTTAGAACCCCTATCAACATGAAACCACTCATGCTCAATAGCCTTTGCTACTTTCAAACCGTACTCAACGGTTTTCTTTTCACTATCACTAACTACTTGAGAAGGAAAATAACTTGTTATAACAGACTCTGCCATATTTATTCTTTAATTAATTTTGATGTACTACCTGTGTTTTTATACCTAGCAATACTTATGTTTAGTTTAGGTTTTTGTGTTGGTGCATTTGGTCTGTAAAGGTGTCTATTGCAAGCCATTATAGCTAAACCAGAGCTAATAGCAGCGTCATATTTTGTTCTTTTATTTATATCAAACTTTGCCCAATCATTAAGAAGATCGTTAAAGTACATATCACCATAGCTACCATCTTGTTTTAAACCAACATGATCTTGTATATACATTTCAATTGCAGCTGCGTGAGCTTGTTTTATATCTTCGCTTGAGTTAGGTATACCACCTATTTCTTTTTCAGCTGTAGATAATTTATTCCATATTTTATCAGGTCTATTCATGCTAAAACCCCTATAACCACGCCTTCGTAAATAATACAATAGACGAGGTTTGTTATTCTCTGCAAGTATAGGCATCCCGTAAAATACTAATGCCATTAAAACGTCTTCAAAGAATATCTCTGCGGTTTGTGGTCTTGCTAAGTATTCTAAAAATATCATGTTAGAAGGAACTTCTTCCATGCTAAACTTTGTTAGCCCGTGTAAAGCGCCTTTAGAACCCACGCCATCAACTGTTCCTGATATATCGTAACTATCACAACCAAACGCTCCCATATGTTCGTTACCTGGGTATTTAACACCGTTTTTAATTACAACTTTGTTTTGTAAATGCTGAGGTGGTGTCCAACTTACTTTAAACCTACCTTTTGGATCTGGATAAAATATTACTTTAGAATCTTTTACACCGTTAACCCATTGAAAATTACCTTTAGTAATACCTAGTGTTCTAGACATTTCTTCGTTGTAATCTATTTGCTCGTATAGTTTAACCAAGTTAAATATACTATTTTTTGTTTCATCTCTAAACGCATGCTCAGTAGTTCTTGGAAACTGCCTATAAAATTCATTTAAAGCGTCTTGATCGTTTTTTAAACCGTCAGCCTCGTTTTGCCAACTGTCTATAACACCTATGTCTATTAATTCCCCATGTGGATCGAAGACTTCATGATCCGGAGTATTGAAGACTGGGCTTCCGTGCTCGTCAATAAATCCTTCGTAGTTCCACTCCATTGGGATAAAAAGAGAATATAAGCCAGACGCTGTCTGTCCATTTCTGTTTCGCTTAGTAACGTCTGATGCTCCATATAGTTTTTTAAAGTTTTCTCCACCCTTGTCTAATGCGTTAGATGTTGAGCCCATCATACATTTACCTATAATTCTACTACCTAATCGTAAACATGTTTTTGTAACTCTCCAGTTGTTTAATATATTATCGGGTCTTTCCCACTTGCCACTTTCATCGTGTACTAAAAGCTTTAATTTTTCACCGTCATAGCTATTGTCACCTGTATTTTTCCAGTCTATAGTTGTATCTAATCCTTCTAAATCTTCTAGCTTTTCGTTTGTTGTAATCTTCTTTCTAGTAAACTTAGAAGCTGGAACTCTATATGCAAGCTCGGATTTTGGCCTATCCATACCGTCTTGAATAGGACTAAAAAAGAAAGGATAATTAATCGATATAGGTACAACTTTGTCAGTAAACATTTTCTTAG